AATAAAACCAAGAGTTTTAGATTTACCAAAAAAAATTGATTTTGGGAAAAAAGTTGATATTTATTATAAGAGAGTAAATAAGTTACAATCTCAATTTGGTTTAAAAGATACAGATACATTAGGTAAATATCATCAATCTTATTGGGAAAATTATATTTATAATGCAGGAAAACAATTTGGTTATACAATTCCTAAAACTATTTTACGAAAATTAACTAAAAGATGGGCGTTCTTTGATAAGTCATATAAGATACCAACTATTAAAAAGGACTTAAAAAAACAACCAAAGTTTTTAGATTGGGTTATGAATACAGATAAGGTAGACCACAAGAATATGGTTAAGAAAAATATGTTACCATTTGAAAAGATTTTCTTTTCAGTAGGAGCAGATATATTATTAAATTTATCAAACTTTATTGCAGCTAACCCAACGAAAGCTATAGATAAAATTAGAAAAGATATTTTAAAAGCATCTAACAAAGTTAGAGCTGGTGGAGATATTAAAAAGATGAAAACTTTAAAACAACAATTAGAAAAATTAAATTCACTTGGTGGACTAAATAAAATAGTCCCCGTTGAAGGAATAGTATTTAAATATAAAGGAAAAACCTATAAGTTTACTGGTGCATTCGCCCCTGTAAATCAAATATTAGGGTTAGTGAGTTTTTAATGGCAGGATATAGTAAAGAAGCAGAAAGACAAAATAAAGCATTAGGTAATCTACTAAAAGGACAAGAAGTTGAAAAAAGAACAATAGTAGGTTATGAGGGAAAACAAAAAGAAAAAGGTGATGTAAAATCAGAACTAACGGACATTATGTCTGAAGTTAGAATGCCTTTGTTTTGTCCTAAATGTAAAAAAACAATGAAGAAAAAACTTGATGATAAGTTTTGGAGATTATTCGAGCATTGTTGGGATTGTCAATTAGACTTTGAACACAAATTACGACTTGAAGGAAAGTATGATGAGTGGGCAATTAGTAGAGCGAAAAACAATCAAAAAGCGTGGGTTGATGATATGATACAAGGAGTTGAACAATGGAGAGACGAAAGACCAGTTGACCAAGTTTACAATGTTGGTATTAAAGACCCAGAGGTTAAAATTGAGAAAGCAAAAGTTAACGAAAAAGCTCTCAATAAACTTGCTGATGACGCTATAAAAGACTTGAAAAAAATGAAAGAAAACATATAACTAACTATTTATAGGTAAGGAGAAAAATAATGTTTAAAAAACTACTCGGAATGTTAGCAGTAATAGGAACAATCGTAGGTGCTATTATGGGTGCAAAAAAATCTAAAGAGTTAAAAGAACTCGAAGGTAAAATTGATGAATCCAAAAAAGAAGAAAAAGGTGTTGAAACTAAAATTGCTAAGTTAGAAAAGAACAAGAAAAAGAATAAAAAAGAAATTACTTCTTTGAAAAGAAAGTTAACCATTTCTAAAAAGAAAACAACAAAAATGGAAAAAACTTTTGAATCAGGTGATTCTGACAAAGCTGCAGATTTCTTAAAAGATTTTAGTAAATAAAGGTAACAATATGAAAAAGTTAATAATATTATTAGCTTTGTTTGGGTTTATTTATTCTCAAGATAAAGTTTATACTTTTACTGAAGAAGAAGTCACTAATATGGCTAATAAAGTAAAAGACTTACAAACTCAAGTCGAGAACCAAACAGAGCAAATAGATGTTTACGATGAGTTAATGAAAAAGTATGAGAATCAAACACAGATTGATTCTATGTTACTTTCTTTTAAAACTCAACAAGTAAATATATTAAAAGACCGTGAAGTTTTGTATGAGAAACAAATTAAACTCATAAAACCAAAGTGGTATGAGAATAAATGGTTGTATTTTACATTTGGTGTAATTGCAACTTCTACTTCTATAAAACTCGCTGGTGAAATAGTTGATTAATGGAAAATAAAAAACAATTAAAAGAAGCCATTAAAAGAGAATATGCTAAGTGTGCAACTGACCCTGTTTATTTTTTGGGTAAGTATGGAATAATCCAACACCCTGTTAGAGGTAAAGTTAATTTTAACTTATACGATTTTCAGGAAAAATCACTACAATCTTTTATGCAACACGATTATAATATTGTGTTAAAGGCTCGTCAATTGGGTTTATCAACATTAACCGCTGGATATGCATTGTGGATGATGACATTTCAACAAGATAAGAATATCTTGGTTATCGCTACAAAACAAGAAACAGCAAAGAATTTAGTAACGAAAGTTAGAGTGATGCATGCTAACTTACCGGGTTGGTTAAAACAACCTTGTGTTGAGGATAATAAATTATCATTACGATATAGAAATGGTTCTCAAATTAAAGCGGTAGCGAGTTCTGAGGAATCAGGTCGTTCGGAAGCATTATCATTACTGATTATTGATGAGGCAGCCTTTATTGATAAGATAGATACAATATGGGGAGCTGATCAGCAAACACTAGCAACTGGTGGTAGAGCTTTAATTATATCTACACCAAATGGTGTTGGTAATTTTTTCCACAAAACTTGGGTAGGTGCTGAAAGTGGAACAAATGATTTTAATTTTATCAATCTACATTGGTCAGTTCATCCGGAAAGAGGAAAAGACTGGAGAGATGAACAAGATAAATTATTAGGGCCTTCATTAGCCGCTCAAGAATGTGATTGTGATTTTATCACTTCTGGTCGTGGTGTTATTGATGGTATACTACTTGAAAATTTAAAAGAAAGTAGTGTAAGAGAACCAATGGAAAAGAGAGGTATAGACTCTAACTATTGGATATGGGAGCCACCAAATTATACAAAGAATTATGTGGTGAGTGCAGATGTTAGTAGAGGTGACGGAACAGATTATTCAGCGTTCCATATTATAGATGTAGAATCTTTGGAACAAGTAGCAGAATACAAAGGTAAAATCTCTACACAAGATTTTGGAAATATGCTAGTTAATGTAGCTAGTGAATATAACAATGCTTTGTTGGTTGTGGAAAACAACAATATTGGTTGGGCAGCAATTCAACAAGTCATTGATAGAGAATACCCAAACTTGTTTTATACAAGTAAAGATTTGCAATATGTTGATGTTCAACATCAAATGACAAATAAATACAGAAGTCAAGAACGAAATATGGTTCCTGGTTTCTCAACAACATCTAAGTCAAGACCTTTAATTGTTGCAAAGTTAGAGGAAATGTTCAGAGAAGAATCAGTAGTGGTTCATTCTCAAAGATTAATTGATGAATTATTTGTATTTATTTATAATGGAAATAAAGCGGAAGCAATGACTGGATATAATGATGATTTGGTAATGTCTTTCGCAATAGCCCTTTGGGTTCGTGATACTGCACTACGATTGAGAAGTGAAGGTATAGAACTTTCTAAGAAAGCAATTCAAGGTATTGGACACAATCCAGGAGTTTATACTTCAAATACCGAAACAAATGATTCTTGGGAAATGGATGTTAAAGGGGAAAAAGAAGACTTAACTTGGTTAATTAAATAAGAGGATTAAAAAAATGGCTGATAGAGATTTATTCAGTAGATTACAACGACTATTTTCTACAAATGTAATTGTTAGAAATGTCGGTGGTAGAAAATTAAAAATAGCAGATACAGCACAAGTTCAGAGTGTTACAGGGAAAGATTTAGTTGATAGATTTTCTCGTTTGTATAAAAGTCCAAGTGGAATGAGTGGGTATAACCAATCATTATATCAGAAGACAATGCGTATGGGATTGTTTAGAGATTATGAAGCAATGGATTCAGACCCATTAATTTCATCAGCATTAGATATCTACGCAGACGAAACTACATTAAAGTCAGAATACGGAAAAATATTAAGTATTAAATCTGATAACAATCAAATACACGATATTTTACATAATTTATATTATGATATTCTAAACATTGAGTTTAATTTATACCCGTGGACAAGAAACTTATGTAAATATGGTGATTTCTTTTTGAAATTGGATATTAATGATAAGTATGGTATCACCAATGTAGAACCTTTATCAAGTTATGATGTTGCGAGAATAGAGGGTGAAGACCCAGAAAATCCACACTATACAAAGTTTGTATTGGAAAGTGGAGATGTAAGACAAACAAATCAAGGACAAAAGTCAGAATTTGAAAATTATGAAATAGCTCACTTTAGAATGATTTCTGACTCAAACTTTTTACCTTATGGTCGTTCAATGATGGAGGGTGGTCGTAAAGTATGGAAACAATTATCACTTATGGAAGATGCTATGTTAATTCATAGAATTATGAGAGCACCAGAAAAAAGAATATTCAATATTGACATAGGTAATATTCCACCAGCAGAAGTTGACAACTATATGCAAAAAATAGTTGGACAAATGAAAAAAGCACCAGTAATAGATGATAATGGACAATACAATTTAAAATACAATATCCAAAATATCACAGAAGACTTCTTCTTACCAGTTCGTGGTGGAGATAGTGGAACAAGAATAGAAAATCTTGGTGGTTTGGAATATCAAACAACAGACGATATTGAATACTTAAGAAACAAATTATTAGCGTCATTAAAGATACCACAACCATATTACGGATATGCCGAGAAAGCTGGTGAATCTAAAGCTACACTAGCGGCAGAAGATGTTCGTTTCGCAAGAACCATTGAAAGAATACAAAGAATTATGGTTAGTGAATTAACTAAGATTGGTATAGTTCACTTATACGCACAAGGATATACAGACCAAGACTTAGTAAACTTTGATTTAGAACTAACAAACCCATCTAAAATCTATGAACAAGAAAAATTAGAGTTGTTAGGACAAAGAATTACAGCATTCAATGATTTAACATCAGAAAATTCAGTAGTATCTAAAGATTGGGCGTATAAACAAATCTTTGGATTTTCAGAAGACGAGATAAAAGGATTTGAAGAAAAGATTGTAGAAGATAAAATACAAGAATTTAGATACGAGTCAATAAAAACAGAGGGTAATGACCCTAAACAAGCCGCAGAGCAAGAACAACAAGAATCAGAAGAAGAACTAGCTAGTAGAACTGGAACCGAAGAAATCGGTGAAGAAGGTGGTTCACCTGAAGGCGGTTGGGAAGGTGCTGGAAGACCCAAAGAGATGACACATTACGGAAAAGACGGAAGTGCTAGAGGTCGTGACCCATTAGGTAATCACGAAAGAAAAAAACTTCATAGTTCTAGTCCAAGATACGGTAAATCTTATAGAGAATCATTAGGATTAGATAAGTTAAAATCAAAAATTGATAAAAAGTTAATTAATGAAGCCGAAGTATTAGAAACTGAATATGAAAAGGAAGTTTCTTCGTCTTTAAATGACAATTAAATTGATTAATTATTTACTTCCATTATATTTATAATTGATAGAGTATATCAATAAGGATTGGTGTTTATAAAAACAGGAGTTAAGGAATAATATGTCCCAAAAAATAAAACATTCTAAGATAAAGAATACAGGTTTATTGTTTGAAATTTTAACAAGACAGGTAACAGCTGACATTTTAAATAATAAAGAATCAAAATCAGTAGATTTATTAAAAAAATATTTTAATGAAAATACTGCTTTAGGGAAAGAGAAAGAGTTATATGACATTCTTTTAACCAATTCTTATCAAAACGAATCAAGAGCAGAAAAATTACTAGAAGCTGTTATTAAAACAAGACAGAGAATTAGTAATAAAGAATTAAAAGTTGAGAAATACAACTTAATTAAAGAAATATCAGAAACTTTTTCATCTAAAGATTTCTTTAACACAAGAGTATCAAATTACAAAACTTTGGCATCTATTTATAAATTGTTTTTAGTAGAAACAACAAAGATAGATTTTAATCCAAAACAAGTTATCGATACTAGATACACAATTTTAGAGGGTATCACTTCTAAACCAAAGAAACAAAGACCAAGTTCATTGGTAGAAACTTTGAGAAAAGAAGAAAGAGATACTCAATTATTGTCATATCAGATTTTGGTTGAAAAGTTCAACGAAAAATATACAAATTTATCAGAATCACAAAAATCACTTCTAAGAGAATATATTAATAATATATCTAATTCTAATTCTTTTGGTAAGTTCATAAATGAAGAAATAACAAAGGTTGTAAACGAGTTAAAATCACTATCTAGAAAAGTAAACGATAAAGTGGTTAAAATAAAACTAAGTGAAGCTATTAATCAAGCTAAAAACTTTACAACTAAGTCGGTCGTCAAAGATAACCAAGTAGTTTCTTTAATGAGATACTATGAACTAATCAAGGAATTAAAAGATGTCACAAGCGTTAAATAATCTAAAAAAACTTATCATTGAAGTTGTAGAAGAAGAAGTTTCTACAAACGAATATGCTAATACTCAAGCCAAAAAAAGAAAAAAAAGAGGTTTAGAAGAAAAACTTAATTTATTCTTAGAAAAAAACACACCGACCAAACCTTCCAAATGGTCTTATTACAAATCACAAGCTAAAAAGAAATTTGATGTCTATCCAAGTGCTTATGCTAATGCTTGGGCAGCAAAAAAATACAAAGCCGCAGGTGGTGGTTGGAAAAAAGAACAAATAGGTGAAGCTTCAATGACCGGTAATTTAGACGGAGGAGAGGGGCCACCACAAACACCTTACGCTTTTCAATCAAAGAAAAAAAGAAGTCAAGATAAAAAGAAAGAAGACGACATCTCAACAAACTCAACAGGATTTACAAAAGTAAACGAAGTTACTAAACAAGAAGTCAATGCATTAAGAAATCTTCATAAAGGTTTAGAGAAACTTCAAAAAGACTATTTCAAGATTGCTGGTGTGGGTGACAAAACACTCAGAGACAAACAATACAATAAGTATTATGAAACTATTCTAACATCTAAAAAAGAAATAGGAAAACTTGTAAACTTTTTCAGAACAAAACAAATGTTAGGTGAAGGTCGTTATCACGATTGGAGAAATGACGAGTCAATAACACCAAAACAAAAAATTGGTCGTTCAATGAGAGAAGTAAGAGATTCACTAAACGGATTATCAAAAACAATTGATATGAGTGTTAAGTTAAAAACTGAATTAAAAGTAGA